CCCTGGCGTGCGTACTCCGCCGCGAGCGTGGTGGTGTTGTTGGCCAGGCGGGTCGCTTGCGCGTTGGCTTCCTTGGCGGGATCGACGTGTTCAGTGCCGTCGAAGAACCACTGCCCCCGGAAATCAGTTCGGCGGCTCATCGTGCGCAGGAAGGCGAATTCGGTCATCAACATCGCTTCGTGAACCCACGCAGCGAAGATGCGATCGAGGACCGTCTCAGCCAGGTGCGCCTGCTCGACGCGGATGGATTTGAAGTAGGTCTGGTGGTCGAGCCGACCGGAGGCGTAGTTGTAGCCGGCGCTGTTGCCGGCGGCGACGTTGAATGGCAGGTTCAGGCAGCGAGCAATCTCGTTGAGGATCTCGCGCTTGAACTCGCCGTAACTGGTTGTGGGCTGTTGCGCTTCGATCTGTCCCAATCGCCAGCCATCCGGCAGCACCGTGGCCATGCGCTTTTCAAGTTCGACCACGTCCATGGGTTCGAGAGCTTGCGCTTCGCCGTTGGCGGGAGCGTCGGTAAACAGCACGGCCGCGAAATCGGCAGCAGTCTCGGCCGCTGCGATGACCGCCAGCGTGTAGCGCCGCAGTTGGGCGAACAGCGGAAGTGCGGGTGTGATCTCCGGAATGCCCCGGTGCTGGCCGGGGCGATCGACGCGGTACCAGTGCACCACCGCGTCGGCGGGCACCATGTCGTACGGCGTATTCCACGCAGTTAAACTTCCGGTGCTTCCGGGGTGATGACGCAGGATCGTGTAGGTGTGCGGGTTGCCGTAGGGATCGAGGATGATGCCATCGATGTCGTTGGTGGTAGGCAGTATCGACATCACAGGCGAGGTCACCCGATCCGCCTCCACCAGTTGGACGTCGAGTTGGATCGGCGAATTAATCACCGGGTTGGCGGTGAGCACCGCGAACGCCTCGCCGTCGGTGGCCTTGGCCATACGCATCGCGCGGAGCTTCTCGGCCAGGTCGACCGCCTTGGCCCATTCAGCAAATGCTTTCTCGACCCGTCGGTTGATTTCCGGATCAGCGGTCAGAAGCTGCAGACGCGGCCCGGTGCCGATGGCGTCGTTGGCGATCGTCAGCACAATGCCCTTGGCGTAGGAGTTGTTGGCCACCTCGTAGCGGGCACGCTCGCGGAGCTTCCTGCGAACGTCAGCCGAGGCGGCACTGTCAGCCGAGAGCGAGTCCGCCATCGCCCAGTGCCGGCGGTTCTCGGCCGTGGTCTGGGCCGCGTCGTAACGCGCCCGAACCGCCGCCGGGAGGGATCGTTTCTGGGAGGAAGCTTTCCTGTCTTTACGGAACGGCCACACCATCAGATGGTTCCTCCCGGCGAGATCTTCGCGAGCTTGATCCCCAGACCCTTGGCGCGGCTGGCCTTCTTCGACTCGAGGTACTTGTCGGCGGCGATCTGCTCGGAGAGCTTGTGCTGCTCGACGCTGCTCGAATCACCGCTGGCTTTCGCTGGCCCTTCGGCGTTGGTCTTGATCGAGTTGTCGAGGGTGTCGGTCACTGACTCTGCTCCGGGCCTTCGTTGCGTGCCCGTAGTGCTTATTGCCGCAGAGCCTCAGAACTTCGCGCCTGATTTCCAAAAAGAGGAAAAACGTACCAGATGTGGTATTTCAGATGATTTTCTCGCGTGTGGTGATCGCCTGCCCGCAGCTGCGACAGCGCTTTCGGCGGATGATGCCGTCATTGCGCCGTCGCGTGTAGACCGTGTCGAAATGTCGGCAACCGCAGTGCCGGCAAACCAACCCTACGTGTAGGGCTGCGGCGGGCTTGGGTGTCGCACTCGAGTTCATTCGCTATCTGCCCCTCTGCAATTCCGAGAGTTTGATGCGCTGCCTCGGCCGCGCAGGTCCATCGGCGACACCCGGCAATGACGCTCCCTGGATGGACGCCGCCACTGCGCAGCCGATTAGGCAGTCCAGCCAGTGGTTGTCCGGGCGCGTGGCACGCAGCTTCCATTCATCGACCGTCCGATCGTGGGCGACGGTCTTGACGCGGTACTCAGCGGTGAGGTGGTCGGCCAATAGGCGATGGACCTTGTCATCGCGGCCGAAAAGCGACAGGCAACCGGGATCACCCATGGCGACGGCCAGGCGGGCATGGACGAATGTCTTCCAGTAGTTCGTGTCGATCAGGGTGTGCCGGACCTGGCGGCGGCCGATGGTGTTCGGAATGCGCCAGTGCAGCCCGACACGGTCGCCGCGCTTGCGCTTATACTCACTGAACGGCACGCTGGACGCGCCGACGTACTTGCCGTGGCTGGGCAGCAGGATGCCCGCGAACGTGCTCTGGCGGCAGAACTGATAAACCACGTCGGTGGACTGGCCCCAATTGGCGTCGACCAGGCAACGGTCGATGCGCATCGCCGCGCCGTCGTCACGTCGATAGGCCCGCGAGAGCTTGTCGGCCGTCAGCTTCTCCAGCCCGCCGAAGATCTGGCCCTCCAGACCCGCGCCGGGTGTCGCGCGGCCCAGCGTGGAGTGGACATCTCGTAACGTGAAATAAGCCCGCCTTTGCTCGGGCCACGCGCCGTAGTCCACGATGTAGCCTGTAAAGTCATCCTCCCACGCGCACAGCATCCAGAACAACACCTTCTGCTGCACGTCTATGAACATCGTCAGATGATTGCAGCCGATGGGAATCTCTCCCGGACGGTAACCATTGAGCTTCGATGCGATTGCTTCTGCGGACAGCATCTCCTCGCCGATCGCTTCGACGATCGGTTCGTTCTGATACTCAGCGAAGAACGCGGCCTCATCGCGATACCGCAGGTTCATCGCGTGCTGGAGGGCCGACAGTTCGTCGTCGTTGAACCGTTGAGGCCAGGCAGTGATCGCACCGGCATCCATCGCCACGCGGTTGGCTCGGTAGAATTCGGTCGCATCCGAGCCGTCACCGTCGTTGCGAAGCGAGTCGGCGCGAAGCTCTGCATACTTCGCCCAGAGCTTCTCATTCGACGGGAAGGCGTAGACCATCTTCGTCCGCTCGCCTTGCCACTCGGGATGTTTCTCACGGTCGAGGATGTTGTCGGCCATGTCAGCGGGACGGATCACGGTGCAAGCCATCAGTCCCGCGATTTTTTTGCCTGGGCCGGCCATGCCTAGCACATCGCCAGCCAGGATCGCCTCACGCCGCTGGCTCTGAGAGGGCGACCACGCCGACTCGGTCGTCTGCGGATCGTCCACCAGCACGAGCTGCGGCCGCACGACCTGGCCGTCGGCACGTGCATAGTTCTGTCCGCGAATGTCGCTGCCCTTCATACCTGAACTGGAGATCACCACCCCGGATGCTTTCGAGCCCTCGATCGTCGGCAGGACGATCCGATCCGATGCCCAGTCGATGCGCGTAGGCTCGCCCTTGTACTTCTGGCCCTTCTGTCGATTGGTGATTCGTTCAAGGCATTGAATGGGGTACGTCACTTCGGGAAAGTCGGCCGCGAGCAGCGGGTTGGTCTCCAGCCAGATCTTGATGTTCTCCAGCAGATCGCGCGCGCGTTCAGCGCTGGCGGCGATCAAACAGACGAACGGCGACGCGCCGATCAGCGCCGACCACAACACCGCCGTCTGGCACAAGACCGTCTTACCGCTGCCGCGCGGCATGGCCATGGCGAACAGCCCGCCCGTGCGGACAGCCTTCTCGATCTTTTCGATCACGCGCAGATGGTCAGGCGACCATTCGAAGTAGAACACCTCAGGAAAGTACGTTTCGCAAAAGTCCCGGAAGGAGGCTTGGCAGCGTGCCTTGCGTGCCGGGTCCACCACAACGGGAATCTCGCCGATGTCCTGCGCGGCGCGGACCAGATCGGCGTTGCGCTCGGCCTGCCGCGCTTTCTGCTCCTCATAGCTCAGCGGCTCGGCGCGGGGTTTGAAGTACTCCAGCGTCAGCCACGTGGCATAGCGGAACAGGTCCACCGTCCGCGCGTCGCCGATGGTGTACCCCGCCTGGTTGCGGTGTCGGCGGAGCTGGAACTCCGTGAGCACGCTGCCCAAGTCGGTGGCGTTGAGCAGCCGCAGCAGGTCCGCCGGCCGCAGCTTGCGTGGGTCAATCAATCCGGGGGTCGTGGCCACCGGTCACCTCCCGGGCCAGGTAGGCCACGTACTCGATCAGGCTGAACGTCCCATCCGCCCGAATGATCCGGGCCTCCTCGACCACCTCGCGAACCTGCTCCGCGTCGATTCGCCGCCGGTATGCGGAGGCCAGGATTTTGGCTGCCTGCTCGGGCGTCAGGGCCGTGATTTTCAATGATTCGGCGGTCATATCTCTAGCCCCCGTGCATGCTTGTGGGATCAATGTAAGTTATTTTAAAACAGGCGTTTAATTAACTTGATGGGGTGGCGATTCCATGGCTGAATGGGTGTGTAAACCAAAAAGGAGATCCCGACCATGCGACTGACACGAATCGACTTCGAAGGCAAGCCAGGCCATTACGCCACCGCCCAACGGCGGGCGGCTTCGGGCACCGCCCCCAACGTGGTGGTCGTAACCATCCTCACGCCCGACGTGCCCGACGGCCGCGAACACCACGTCACCGCCGACTGCCAGGAGGACGTCTGGTCGATGGCTGAATGCCTGCAGCACCACCTCGACGGCTGGCAAAGCACCAACAGCATGATTCACGACTACTATCGCGAGCTGCTTCGGCTTAGCGACCTCTAACCGCAAGGAGCAATCGTCATGACCACGCAGAACAACAAGCAACGCATGATGGACGCACTTAAGCGAGCCCAGGCCGACATCGCCAGCCTCGCGGACTGGTTCGAGTGCGAGCTGGAGAAGTTCGCCGACGACGACGAGGTCACATGGGCCTCGGTTGGGTCGCTCGAGCACGTCCGTGAGCAGTTGATCGAGACGCTGGCGTTCTTCTCCGGCGTCGAACAGACCGAGATCAAGCGCAGCCTCGACGAGCTGCATTCCTAACCCCCTTACCCAAGGAGCAAGACGATGAAGAAGTCTGACGTACAGATTGGCGCGACGTTCCTGGTGAAGGTCGCTGGCAACCTCGTGCCGGTGAAGATCACCCGCGAGCACGACAACGGCGGCTGGGAAGGCACCAGCGTCAAGACCGGTAAGACCATCCGGATCAAGACGGCCCAGCGACTGCGGAAGCCTCTCGCCGACGCGGCCCATAGGGCGAAGAACGCCGCGAAGGCGACCAAGGACGCCAAGCCCGCGCCCGAACGCGACACGGGCCAACGTGACGCCACGGGTGGCGACACGGACAACGAGCCGAAGCGTATGTCCATCCTGGACGCGGCCGTGAAGGTGCTCGATGAGCGTGACCCGGTCAACGGCCCGCTGAGCTGCACACAGATGGTCGAGCTCATGACGGCCAAGGGCTACTGGTCGCCCGCCCGTGGTGGACGCACGCCCGCCAATACGCTCTACTCGGCCGTGCTGCGTGAGATCAACACCAAGGGCGAGGACAGCCGGTTCGACAAGGTCGAGCGCGGCAAGTTCAGCCTCAGCCTCAAGCGCTGACGTACCATCCAACGCCTCAGCACGAGACGCCCCGGTGACTGCCGGGGTGTTCTCAGTGGTCAGATCGACCGGGTCGACCATCCGCACCGGCTTGCCCATCTCGTTGGCCAGACGCATCTCCGCCCGCACGCCTACCGATTGATCCCAGCCCTGCAGCATCAGCACCCATAGCTCATCGCATTGAGCCAGGAATACGCTGTCATAACGTTGCCAGAACGCCCAGTCGGTCGGCAGGCCGAACCTTGCGATCGGATGTGAATGCGCGATCGGCGAGAAGACCAGCAGGCCCTGACGCATGAGCACAGCCGCCGCCCGGCAGACGGCATCGAAGCGCGCCTGCTCGACCGCTGGGTCGGCGTCGCTGTATGGAGAGGCGAGGTAGATCAAGCGGTCACCTCCGCCTCGGCTTCGACCTTGGGTTTGGCAGCCGCAATCCGTTGGGCCTTGCGACCGGTGAACTTCTCCCAGCGTTCGACGATCACATCGCAGTAGGCCTGATCGAGTTCCATCAGGAACGCGCGTCGGTCCGTCTGCTCGCATCCGATCAACGTCGAGCCGGAGCCGCCGAAGAGGTCGAGCACGTTCTCGTCCGGCTTGCTGGAATACTGGATTGAGCGGACGGCCAACTCGACCGGTTTCTCGGTCAGATGGACCATCGCCTGAGGGTTCACCTTCTTGACGTGCCAAAGGTCGGTGGCGTTGTTTGGCCCATAAAAATGGTGCCCCGCGCCCTCCTTCCACCCGTAAAAGGCCAATTCGAAGCATCCCATCATGTCCTTACGTGTGAGCACCGGATGCTGCTTGTCCCACACGATTCCCTGGCTGAAGTACAGGCCGGATTTCTTGAGCGGCGCGGGGTAGTTGCCGAGGTTGGCATACCCTCCCCAGATGAAGAACGAGCCGCCCGGCTTGAGCACGCGCGAGGCGTTGCCGAACCAATCGATCAGCATCTTGTCGAATGCCTCGTCGCTGACGAAGTCGTTCTCCAACGGCCGGTCCTTGGCTCGCATCTTCTTGCGCGCCTTCTTCGGGTCGGTGACTCCGCGCGCAACGTCGAAGCCCTGGTGGTGCATCTTCCTCGACAGGTCGGGATGGGAGCTGTTGCCGGCGGCGATGGCCGTGCTGCTGCGCGGTTCGACCTTCACGTTATACGGCGGGTCCATCGCAACCAGGTCGATGGTGTTGCCGTCCAGCAGACGGTCGAGGTCCGCCACGCTGCCGCTGTCGCCGCACATGAGCCGGTGATTGCCGAGCACCCAGATGTCGCCGCGCTGCGTGATCGGATCGTCGGGCGGCTCGGGGATCGAATCCGGATCGGTCAGCCCCTCGGTCACGCCTTGGGCGCTGCTCAGCAGCTTGCCCAGTTCCTCCTCGTCGAAGGCGAGGACGTCCATGTCGAATCCACCCTCGCGCAGCTCGTTGAGCTCGATGGGCAGAATCTCCAGATCCCACTCGGCCAGTTCGCCGGTCTTATTGTCCGCGATTCGGTACGCGCGCACCTGCTCGGACGTGAGGTCGGTCGCCACGTGAACGGGCACCTTGGCCAGACCGAGCTTCTGCGCCGCCTTCCAGCGGGTGTGGCCGACGATGATCACGCCGTCCTCGTCCACGACGATCGGCTGGCGGAAGCCGAACTCGGCGAGACTGGCCGCGACGGCGTCCACGGCCTGGTCGTTGATGCGCGGGTTCCGCTCGTACGGTCGGACGTCGTCGATCTTGCGCAGCTCGACGGCGAACTTGGGCGTGGTTGCATCCTTGGTAGCGATTCCGGGGGTCGTGGTCATGAAAGCACCTCCATGTGTCTTGGGGTTAAGCGCCGACAATTCGGCGCGTTGCCAACAAACTGTCTGTCCACAGCCGACGCGTTCCCGTGCCATCTTCTGGCCCCGCGCCGGGAAGGAACCATGGACTTCCTTCCCCAACTTCCTTCACCCCACCCCCTCGCGCGCACACAGGCGGAATTTTCCGTCGCGCGCACACATGGGGGTGATAGGGTGAAGGAAGAAGAGAGAGTGTTATTATTCCTATACTTACGGGACAAACTTCCTTCACCCCCACCCGGTGAAGGAAGGGGTGAAGCATGGTGAAGGAAGTCGCCGTTTTCGGGTTGAATCCGGGCATAGTTCACCTTCCTTCACCTTCCTTCACCCCCGCGTTGAGCCGGTACACCAGGCCCGTCCGTCCTCCGGTCTGGACCGGAATCGCATCGACGTCATTACGCTGCACGAGCGTTTCGACCAGTTCCTTAAAGTCCTTGGTCTTCATCTTCATCCGCTTAAGCAGCACCTGATGCGACAGCTGGCGCTCGGGCGCTTCCTGCAGCTTCCGCATGAGCTTGAGGCACTCGCTGTGGAATGGATTCTCCGCAACGTAGTTGGCGGCCAGGAACAACTGGCGTCGTGTCTGATGCATGGCGAACGCACTGGCCCACTCGACTCCCGGGAGCGTAATAATCGGGTTCTCGTGGTTTTCGCTGCAGGCGTAGATCAGCGCCAGCTTCTTGGCGTTCTCGTGGGTGCGCGACCAGGCCACGCGGGCCACCTCGTCGTTGTGGACATGGGCCTGGTCGTATTCGTGCTCGGTCTTTCGTTGGAGTGCGCTGACCGCTTCGGCGGCCTCGGGGGTGCAGGGCACGACACTCGGTTCGGGATGGACCTCGATCAGGTTGGCCCGTCGCGTGCCCGGCTGGAATTCGGACCACCACTTGGCGATCTGGATCAACGGTTCGGGCAAGCTGCGGGCGCTCCCCGGCGTCTGGCCCTCGCCGCGTTTACCGATGTCCACGATGATCAGCCTGGCGAAGAAGCCGTTGGTCAGCATCCGCTGGCTGAGCGACTCGTAAAAATACTGCGGCGTGGCCGTGCCGAACAGCGTCAAGTGCGGCTGATCGATGTGGCACGCCTCTTTCTGCCCGGCCTTCACCCGCATCGGGTAGACGTCATTGGCCGAGGTATAGAGCGTCAGCAGGATGTTGGGGATCGATTCGCGCTTGTTCTCGCGGTCCAGGTTGATCTGCCGCAGGACGCCGTCCATCTCATCGTTCTGGAACAGCATGGCGCTGGTGCGAGCCAGGGCGTCCTGAATGCCCTCGCCGCTGGCGAACTTATCGCCCAGGGCAGCGACGTGGCCGATCTCGAAGAGCACGCGCGAGTTGACCTTGCGGGGAAAATCCTTGCCGGTGCCACTGGACGCCAGCGCGAGCATGTAGATGTTGGGCCGCAGGTCGCCACTGTCGCAGACCTTCCTCCCGCACAGGTACGACTGCAGTGCCATCGCCCCGCAGAACGCCAGGCCGACGTTCGGGTACGGCGCGTTGGCCAGCGTGAAGTCCATGACCTGCTCGACCAGGCCCGGCACATGGAACAGGTGCTCGGGGATCGGCCCCGGATCGGCGATCTCCGGCGGACCGTCGCCACCCCCGGCAATGTCGGCATTCTCTGGCCGATAGGCGTTGGCCATGGCCACAATGCCAGAGATGTCTGCCTCGCTGCGGACATCCATCGGACAGTCGCTTCCGAATCCAGAGAGCCGCAGATGACGGGCGGCCTGTTCGTAGTCCCCGGCGTGGCTGAGGAGCGTGTAGACCGAGAATGGCGAATAGGCGGTGTTCGGCTCGAACGGCTCGGCATTGGCGCTGAAGACATAGAAGACGCGGTCTTTGAGCGTGGCCGACCAGCCGGAGGTCTTGCCCGGACGACGCCAGTATTCGTTCTCTCCGCTTCGGGCGAGCGACCATCCGAATTGTTCGAGTACCGCCCGCACATCTCCGCGAAGGTTGAAATCGTCGCCTGGCCGGTCGGCATTGTCTGCTCCGTGGCCGCATTGTTCGGCGGACAGCTGACTTGTGGGCCCCACAGTCGCAATGTTCGACGGACAGCCGCCGATGTGCGGATTCTCTGCCGCACATTCGGGATGTGCGACCGATGACGGCGCTCTCTGGCCGACAATCGCATTGTGCGGCGAACATTGCCCGGGGCAGGCATTCTCTGAAGAACAATCGGCTTGTGCGGCCGATGATGGGCTTCTCTGGCTCACAGCGGCGCTGTGCGACGGACAGTCACCACTGTGCGAATTGTCTGCCGAGAACTGGCCTTGTCCGACCGATGAGGGCGATCTCTGGCCGAGAGCGCCATTGTGGGCGATCTCTGCGCACAGCCCGCCGTTCTCGGCCGACAACGCGGCTCTCTGGCCGACATTGCCGACCCCGGAATGGTGCGTCGGATTCCGGGGGCCATTGACCACCGGGGGTAGATACTCGTTCAGTTCCCACGCCGCTTGAAGCAGCACGGCGCGCTCGTCCTCGGTCAGGCGCGGCAGGTCGCACAGGTCGCCCTGGGTGATTTCGTAGCCGGCCGTCGGGGCGCACAGGAACAGCCCGCCTTCGCCACGGGTCTCGATCAGCGTGACGATCTTCTCGCCGCCCCCGGACCGGCGCTGCGCCAACTTCAGATTGCCGCAGACGGCTGCGATGCAGCGGTAGATCACGTGCCAGCCGCCCGATGGCGTGCGTTCCACGACCAGGCGTTCGCGCAGGTCCGCCGGAATGCGGTCCCACCAGACGGAGAACAGTTCACCGCCGCCGTCGAAGTCGATGATCTCTGCGTTGTTAGACGCACACCCGCAGATGATGCAGACAGCATCCGGGGTGTTTTGGGGATTCGCCATCCAGGCGGACCATTCGTCCGGGGTGGGCAGTCTCTTCTGATACTGCTTCCACCGGCCCACAGCCGGGCGTTTCTCCGCCCGCCGCGCAGGCAGCGTGCAGAGACCGGCCGCCAGATAGGCCCGCGCCGCATCCGAGATGAACGTGCACTCAGTCATGCGACGGCGTGACCTCCACCGACTCGAGGTTGCAGCGGAAGTGCCAGAACATCCGCAGAGCCTGCCGGGTGACCGGGAACGGCTCGAGCGGTTCGGTCACCTGGTGGATGTTGCATTCATGGGCCTGCTGGACGATCCGCTCCAGGTCATCGATTCCGATGTGCTTCACCGCCTCGAGCAGATGGACCACGCGATCGACCGTGTGGGGATTGTTAAGACATGCGCAAGGCATGATCTTCTCCTTCAGAATGGGATGTCGTCTTCGGGCCAGACGGGCTCGGGTGCCTCTTCATTGATGCGACCATCGCCGCCGTCGAGGCGCGGAGGGGTCGGGCCGAGTTGGTAGCCGGTGATCCGGTCGAACTTCTCGCCGGCGACGGATCGCACGGTGATGGTCTTGGTCTCGGCTAGCGCGCCGGCATCCGCAAGATTAACGGCGGCCTGGGCTGATTCCGGGGGCGGCTCATTGGAACGCATGCGCCACCAAGCTTCGAATTTGCCGCGTGCGTAGCCGTTCCGGGGGTGTTCGGGGCAGACCCATTCGCTGTGGTAGTCGTTGAAGCCGCAGCGATAGTCGACCCGCATGGTGCGCGGATGCTCCGGCGGCGCGTCCCGCTTGTGGTGGATGCTGTAGTAGACCTCGCTGACGGCATGCTCATCCTCGGTCACCTCGCCGGTGAGAATGCCCGCCGTCGAGGCCTGCTGGTCGTGCTTCTCATGCTGCGGCGGCGGAAACTCGTATCCGCACTCGGGGCAGGTCGCATAGGCGGCGTGAATCACCGTCTGGCACTGCGGGCATTCCTTGGCCGGCGCTTCGCCACTGCTGCCGGCGCTGCCCTTGATCTGCAGCGCGTCGACAGGGCCGTGGCGCAGAATGTTGCCGCCGAAGTCCAGGACGAGGCAGTTCTCCTTCGACGGGTCCAGCCGGAATCCCCGCCCCACCATCTGGTAGTAGAGGCCGGGCGAGTTCGTCGGCCGCAGCAGGGCCACGCAGTCGATGTTCGGCGCATCAAAGCCCGTGGTCAGCACATTCACGTTGACCAAATACTTCAGGTTGCCATCCTTGAACCGCCTGAGCGTCTCGGCTCGCTCGAACGGCAGCGTTTCGCCGCAGACGAAGCCACACGCGTGGCCCATTTCGCCAAGGACGCGCTGCACATGCAGGGCGTGCTGCACACCTGCACTGAAGATCAGCACCGAATGCCGGTCGCGGGTGTGGTCGATGATCTCGCGGCATGCCGAGCGCACCAGCGAATCGTCGTCCATCAAGGCTTCGACCTCGCCCGCAATGAATTCACCGCCGCGCAGATGAAGCTCGGATGTGTCGACCTTCCGCCGGCTCGCCTTGGTCTTCAGCGGACACAGGTAGCCCTGCACGATCAACTCGCGCACGCCCACTTCATAGCAGACGTGGTGGAGCAGGTTCTCCGGCCCGCAGATCATGCCGGTGGTCATGCGGTACGGCGTCGCGGTCAGACCGATCAGCCGGACGTTGGGATTGACCACCTTGGCGTCGGCCAGAAAGGTGCGATACATGCCCTCGCCGTCGGGCGGGAGCATATGAGCCTCGTCAACCAGGATCAGATCGAAGGCATCCAGGTCGGTGGCGCGGCGGTAGACGCTCTGAATCCCAGCCACGATGATCGGATGCTCAGTGTCGCGGCTCTTGAGACCTGCCGAGTAGACGCCGATGCGGTTCCACAGGTCCGGGGCCATCGTGTGCAGCTTGTCAACGGCTTGCTCGAGCAGCTCTTTCACGTGCGCGAGGATCAGTACACGCCCGCCCCACTGCTGCACCGCATCGCGGCAGATCCTCGCCATCACCGGCGTCTTGCCCCCGGCCGTCGGGATCACCACGCATGGATTGTCATCGCGACGGCGCAGGTGGTCATAGACCGCCGCGACCGCTTCAGATTGATAGGGGCGCAGTGTGATCGTGCTGGATTCCGCAGTCGCCGCCGTCATTCGGCATCGTCTCCATCGTGCAATGAGCGGCCGCAGATCGGACAGATGTGCAGCGGCAGATGATGGAGATGCACCATGACGCGGCCTTCCGGACGGGCGATCGGCATGCGGCGTGTGATCAGCAGGTCGATCTGACTGTCGTCTGCGTACACACCACCATGCTCCAGTGCATCCAGCAGCGGTTTCTGAATGTTGTCCAGATCACGGCGTCGACCATCGGGCGGGAACGCATCTATGCACAAGGCGATCCGTCCACCTGATGGCGGTTTGCGTGGTCCGCCCCCGCCCAGGAAGGCGCAGACGTCCCTGCGGAACGTCCGGCCCTCCCGGCTGATCAGCGTGCGTGGGCCGACGCGTCGCCAGTAATGATTGATGCTGGGTGGATACGGCAGATTGAACAGCATCAGAACGGCGCTCCTCCCACCACACGCATATCACGCATCCCTCTTCGGCCTCTTTCATCACTGAAGTACGGAGGCACATAGGTGTTCTGCAGGTAGCCGGACCGGGCCATTTCCGCGAGCAGTTCTTTCTTGCACTTGTTGCAGAAACGGTTCTTACGATTGCTGTTTGAGCACCCGCACTTTTGACAGATGACAGACATCACTCACCTCCTCATCGCTTCCAAGGGGGAGTGTTATCGCCAGCGGCAGCTTGCTGCGGATGACCAGCAGTGACGGCCTTGGGCTCATAGCCTTTGACCTCGTTGGTCAGCTCATCGTTGTCGCTGCGCTTCTTGACCTTGACGGTGATCAGCAGGGGGATGTTGTGCAGATCGATACTGTCCTTGGGCTGCATGACGCCGACCGCATGGCAGATTGCCGATAGTTCCGACCGGGCGATCTTGACCGCCGTGGCGTTGGCGTTGTTGAGGTTCAGTCGCGCCCAGAGGATGCGATTCTTGTATTCGCCCTCGAGGATGGTGAACGTCAGCTGCAGATAACTGCCGCTGCCATGCTTCGTCGCTTTCATCTCCGACTCGGTGATGGCGGCCAGGTACTTACCCGCCGGAATCGGTTCGAACGATGCATTGGGCTCGACTTGATGCGCATCAAATCCATTCAGGTTGGCCATGTTCAGCGCTCCTTGCTATTGGTGTTGGGATTGGTGTTGGGGTTGCCGACGAGGCGCAGGTGGGTCGTGTCGCCAGTGTTGGGGTTATGGGTCAGGGCCTGCATCAGCGCGGGCCACGAAAGGGGCAGTTCAGCGGGCAGGTCGTAACGGTTCTTCGCCACACAGGCGGGACTGCCGAGGGTGCGAAGCACACGCTCACCACCGGCTTTACCCAAGCCCGCCGCGATGGTGCGGTCGCGACCGAACCCGCCCTCTTCGGTCTTGGTGATGATCTTCCGGGTGGCGAACAGCACCGCGTCGGCCCACTCGGTGATCAGCGCCGTGGCGTGTCTGTGCAGGCGCGGCGAGTAACGGTCGTAGGTCGAATGCTCGGGGTCTTCGAATTTCTCAACCTTGGCGTGGGCCAACAGGATCACGCACATGCCGCGCTTGCTGCGCAGGGCGTTGAGGTCGTTTAGCACCTTGCGCCAGTGGGTCAACGCGTGGGTGTAGCCCTTGGCGTAGCCGCCGTCGACTTTCTCGATACTCGACACGCCGTACTGCTCGCACAGCACGTCCCAAATCAGCCGTTCGAGCCAGTCGACCGAGTCGATCACCACGGATTGGAAGTCATGCTTTTCATTCAGCAGCGACTGCAGTGCCAATTCGACGTCGGCCAGCTTGCCGGCCAGGGGAAAGCTCGAGCAGTCGATCTGGTCCAGGCCATCCTCGGTGGGGATAAAGATCGGATTCGGTGCCTGGGCGGCGGTGGTCGATTTGCCGATGCCCTCGGTGCCATAGATCAGCAGCCTCGGCGGCGTATGGCGGCGTCCGGTATGGATGCGGTCCATCAGTGTCATGCGCAAACTCCTGTGTTGCTGTTGTGGTGGATGGGCTGCCAGGTCATGGCCAGCTTGCTGCTGACCGTGCAGGTGCGCAACGGTCCGTTGCGGAGCATGCCGGCGCGGCGCAGTTCCGGCAGCCGCTTGTGCGCCTTGATGCCCAGGCAATCCTCGATCTCGCGGGCGGTCAGGCCCGGCGTCTGCATCACGGTCGCCAAGCACATCGTTCGCTGTCGCTGGACCAAACCGTCCGCCTCCGCCTCTTGCCCAGCCAGCGCCGAGGTCGGCGGATCGTTGTTGCGGTAGTTCCGGTTCACGTCGTTGCTCCGGTTGTCTGGTTGGTTCATGTCCCTGTCTCGCTGGTCAGCAATTCCGGGGGGAATGGCAGGTGCGGGAGTCGAACCCGCGTCACGAGGCTTATGAGGCCCCGGCAGCCCGGCCCTGCCCAAGTGCGCCCGAGCGGGTGTAGGGAGTCCGGCCGCCTCGTCCGTGAGAGGCATCCATGCCGTTGCGGCACGCCGACCCGCCCGGGCGCGAAGAAGGGCTATGTCACATCCAGCACGCGGATTTCCTCGTAGCCGGTGGGGAACGCGTCGATCTCCCATGCGCGCCGCAGCCGCCGGATCGCTGCCTCGTTCTCTTGCCGCGCGATCGCCAGCGTCTGATCGCTGACGCGCCATACGCCGCAGCGGAACGGCTCGACCTTTTCGATCGCGATGAGGTGGACCGGCACGAACTGATCGATGACCTGCGCTAAAACAGCCTGGTAGAACGCGAGCTGGTTGTGGTAGCGCCGGCGCTTGGTCTCGTTCTCGAACCAGGTCAGGTCGGCGGTGGTCTTGAGATCGACTAGGCCACGGTGCGGATGCACCCAGTCCAGGCGCGCCTGGCACGGGGTATCGCAGTAGGTCGTGCGGATCACGCCTTCGGACCGGCCATAGAGAAGAAGGTCCACCGCCTCGCCGTTCATGGCGACTCCGCTGGCCATCTGCTCGATCAGCTCGACGTTGTCGTGGGAGAGGACCGGTTTGCCCTGGGCCTCGACCCATTCGGCAAATGCCTTGGTGGTCGAGCCGAAGGGCTTGTTGGTTTTGGGATTGATCGGGCCGCCGATGGCGAATTGGGTCTCGTAGGCGTCGCGGCCCTCGAGGATGCGGACATGCGTGGCGCGACCGATCAGCAGCGCCGGCGTGTCCTGGTCGACGATCAGGCCGAGCTGCTTTTTGCGGTACAGCCACGGGCAGGCCATGAAGTCGAGCAACTGATGGCTCGACAGATACTCGCCCGCTTTGGCGTGATACTCATCGGCCGGCTCGGCGCTGAGCACGCCGAGGTCGATCACCAGATTATTCTCTGCGGTCTGCGGCATTGTCGGACTCCCTTGATTAGGGCAGTGGTCGCTGCCCTGCGTCCGTAGTGCTTATTGCCGCAGAGGCCGAAAACTTTGCGGTGCCATTCAAAATCACATGAGCGCTCACATGACGATCATGTGAGCGCTTTTGGCACCGGTGACACGTCACGTGACGATCACATGACGATCATGTGATCTTCGCCAATCACATCCACGGCTAGATACGTGGCACCGGCTCGGCCGTGACCATCGCTTCGCTCGCTACGGGATAGGCCCGAGCGCAAACGAAGCCCTGGTTACGGAGAGCCAAGCTATGAAGAAGAATCGAGTTCGAGAGCTGTATCCGCAGTACGTCGGCGGGATTGAGGAGTGGCAGATTAAGTTGGCCATCGCACGCATGATGCGTTTCCGCGTGCCGCAGGAGGCCTGGCAGGACACCATGCAGGAGCTGGCCATCGTGGTCCATGAGTTCGCATTCGATGCGAGCAAAGCCCACGCAGCCAGCGAGCAAACCATCCTCTGCCGCCTGCTCGACAATCGCATCCGTATGCTGGCGCGGACCAATGCCCGTCGCCGGGCGTTGGTCGAACGGCTCGGCCGGATGAGCCAGAGCGAAGAGGACGGCCACACGCCCGAAGGGATCGCCTCCGACGGCGAAGTGCGGCAACTGATAGCCGCGTTCACGCCGCTGCAGCAGCGGATCTGCTGGGGGTTGATGAACGGCCTGAGTGCACTGCAAATCGCCACGCTCACCGGCCGGCACTACACCACCATCTGCCGCCACGTCGGGCACATTCGCCAGGCCTTCGCCGATCGGGGGTTTGACACATGGTCCGCCTGAATACCGATCGCCGCGTGCCATCCTCGGCCGACGAACGCCTGGACGAACTCGCCGAAATCCTCGCCCGAGCCATGCTTCGCATGGGGACGAAAAAGAGTGGTTGCGGTCGCGGAAACCGCCTTGAGCTTTCCTCCAAAACGAGGCTCAATGTCACCACTTCGAACGCATCCCCAGATTGCGAGGTGACATGATGCAGCAGACGGTTTTGAAGCAGATCGACGAACTCAACCACATATCGATGGCCCAGCTCCGCAAGCGTTGGGCGGACCTGATGGGCACTGACCCCGGCAGGCTGGGGCGGCAGTACCTGATGCGCCGCCTGGCGTACCGCGTCCAAGAACTGGCCTACGGGGGGCTGAGTCCACAGGCTCGCAAGCAGCTCGACGCTGTCGCCGACGGCAGGGCCACCAAGAGCGCCAAGACGTCGAAGTCCAGGACAACCATTCTCGCAACGGGCACGCGACTCTTGCGCGAGTGGCGCGGCGATCAATACGAGGTGGTCGTTGAAGCCCAGGGCTACCGGTACAACGGCAAGGTCTATCGCAGCCTGACGGCCGCAGCCCGGGCCATCACCGGCCAGCACACCAGCGGCAACCTCTTCTTCGGCATCCAGCGCAAGCGAGGTGACTCATGAGCAAACCCACGCGCGATGTACGCTGCGCAATCTACACGCGCAAAAGCCACGAGGAAGGCCTCGACCAGGAGTTCAACTCCCTCGACGCCCAGCGTCAGTCGGCCGAGGCGTACATCGAATCCCAGCGCCACGAGGGCTGGAAACTCATCCGCAAGCGGTACGACGACGCGGCCTACTCCGGCGGTACGCTGGACCGCCCGGCGCTCAAGACACTGCTCGCCGACATACAGGCCGGGCACATCGACTGCGTCGTGGTCTACAAGGTGGACCGCTTGAGCCGGTCGCTGCTGGACTTCGCCAAGCTGATCAACCTGTTCGACGAGCACGGCGTCAGCTTCGTCTCGGTGACGCAACAGTTCAACACGACCACGTCGATGGGGCGGCTGACGCTGAACATCCTGCTGTCGTTCGCCCAGTTCGAGCGCGAAATCATCGGCGAGCGCATCCGCGACAAGAAGCAGGCCACGGCTCGCCAGGGTAAGTACGTCGGCGGCGGTCCGATCCTCGGCCTGGACGTGGTGAACAAGAAGTACGTGGTCAACCGCGAAGAAGCCAAGCTGGTCCGCGACATCTTCGACCGCTTCGAGAAGCTCGAGTCATGCCGCAAGGTTGCCGTAGCACTCAACGCCGAGGGCTACCGCACCAAGCTTCGACCGACGACCAAGAGCGGCAAGCCGCGTGGGGGCAAGCCCTGGACACAGCGGAGCGTCTACGAGGTGCTCATCAACCGCAGATACATCGGCCAGATCGCCCACAAGGGCAAAGCCTATCCCGGCGAGCACGAGGCTATCGTGCCGACCGAGCAGTTTGAGCGCGTCCAGGCCCAGTTGCGCGCCAACAAGACCTTCACGCACAAGCACCAGGTCAAGCACTTCGTGCTCCTCCGCCGCATGATCCGCTGCGGCCATTGCGGCGGCCGCGTCCAGCCGACCTGGACCACGAAGAAAGCCGGCCGCCAGTATCGCTACTACGCCTGCACGAAGAAGATCATGGAGGGCTATGGCCAGTGCCCGCTGCCCAACCTGCCCGCCGGCCAGATCGAGACGGCGGTCGTCGACCAACTGCGGGCGCTGCTGCGCCACCCCGACGTGATTGCCAGGACGTACCGCGAGGTCAGCAAAGCCGGCGGTACCCCCGGGACCGGCCCCGACCAGGCCACGCTCGCCAAGCTGGACGAGCTGCGCATGCGCCGCGAACAGACGCAGAAGTCCATCCGGGCGGTGTTGAACGTCGCCGACCAGGACGACGGCTTCATGGCCGATGAACTCAAGCGGTTGAGCGCCGAGCTCAAGTCGCTGGACAAGAGCATCCGCGACCTTGAGGCCCAAGCCACCCAGGGCACGCCAGTCGAACTCGACCGCGTCGGCGAAGCGCTGCGGGCCACCGATCCGATCTGGGACGTGCTGTACCCTGAGGAACAGCGACGCATCGCCCAGTTGCTCGTCGAGGAAATCACCGTCAGCACCAGCGGCATCGAAATCCGCTTCCGCACCAACGGCATCGAGCAGATCGTCGACGAACTCCAGCCCACCTCCGGAATCAAGGAACGTGCCCATGCATGACGCGACGCTCATCGAGGACCAGCAGAAGGAACAATACCCAGGTATCCGCGTGCGCCGCGACGGCGACGCCGTGGTCGTCCACATCCCCATGCGGCTGCGCCGGCGCAACGGGCGATGCATGGTCCTGACCGAAGGGGAAGCCTCGCCCGTCTCAGCGGCTCAGCACGTCGAGGACACCAACGGTGCCAACCGGACGCTCGTCGAAGCCATCGCCAAGGGGCACCGCTGGCAGGCCCAACTCGAATCCGGCGAATACGCAAGCCTCGACGATCTGGCCAAGGACGTCGGCTGTGATCGCACCTACGTCGGCCGCATGCTGCGTCTGACCAGCCTCGCGCCCGACATCATCGAAGCAATCCTGCGTGGTGACGAGCCCGACGGCCTGAGCCTAGAGAAACTGCGGAAGAACCTGCCGGTGTGGTGGGAGGAGCAGAGGGAGTGTTGGCTGTGAATGGCTAACATCGCGGATCACGCGCAGCTGTAACTTCGGCCAGAAGGTCTTCTTTGGCGCATGCCCAGCAAAAGACCACCAAGCATCGCCAAGCTGATCGCTCCTGGCTCAGGCACGGTAATCAGTACACCTTCCACTTGTCCTTCTGCGTTGATCGCGTTCCCGACGATGTAGGACCCGTCGGGACTAATGCTCATAAGGGCTAAGCTCTCCCACTCGCCGGGGAGAAGGCCCCCGTTGATCACGTCTCTGAGGAGGACCATTTCTGTACCGGGCTTCCACAGGTAAGACTCGATGCCCGCGTAGTCCTTTCCCTCGAAGCGCTGTGCCTGAACAACCGCGAAGTTCCAGTGGTCGTTAATTATCACGTCAGACCAGCCGTATCCGTCGGTTCGCGCTAATGCCGGGAAGTCGAAGAACGTGGTCTCGCCCTCGATCCAGACAAATGCTCTTCTACCGCGGTACTGCCCTTGATCGTCGTACTTCTCTGCACTGCCCACGGCCCACCCTTTCTCATCGACCAGATCCACCTCGCTCAACCCACGGCCGCTCGTGTCGGTGCCTAGAGCGTCAATCTCCGCCACGATAGCGCCGTTCTGCCATAGTACTCCCCGAACACCCCTATCCGTTCCGTCGGCCTCGACCTTTCGCGATGAACCCCCGATGAGTCCGCTAGTGTTCACGGTTCGCGGCAGGGCTTGAAACTTCCCAGTCGTCGAGGCACGGAGCGCCGGAAGCTCGGTCAGAGTTCCGTTCTGCCACGCGAAGCCATACGTACCCGTAAGGAGGGTTCCGTCTGAGTCGTATACCTGTCCCCACCCCACCACCACCCCAGACTCGCTGAGCGCGATCGCCGAACTGGGTCCTAGACGGTTGGCACCACCCGGTTGGGTCGAACCCAGTGGGACGAACTGGTTGCCATTCCATGCGCACGCGTAGTCACGTCCACCCACCTCGAAGCTCCCAATGATGAGTCCCGAGTCGTTGATAGCCCGTGCTGATCCCTCTCGTTCTATCCCTGCATAGACGGTGTCAAGCTGGGTCGGCTGTCCTGCATCCCATCGGGTGGGCCGCCAGCCCTGCAACACGCCCGACGACGAGAACTTATACGCGTGCCCAACAATCGTGTCGTAGGAATCGATGTCCCAAGCCTCGCTGGCGATGCGTGTCAAGACCGGAGGCATAGCGCCGTCGCCGAGCGTCGGCAGCAGCGCAGCCTGTCCACTGGTCCACCGCAGCGCATAGTTGGCAACGTAATCGCCGTTGGAGTTGTAGACACTAGCGCCGCCGTAAGCAACTTCGGAGGCATTAATGGCGGTCAGACTCGAATCGAACCTGCCGTCGCTGGCGGTACCGAAACTCGGGAGCTGGCTCAACGCCCCCGCTCTGAAGATGACTCCTGCTGTTCCCCTCACATATTGATCGTCAGTCCGATCCTCGTGGCCCGGCCAGTAGAGCCGACCAGTCCCAACCACCGTGCCTGCGTCGTTGACGGCGATGGCCCGTGTGCCATGCCACTCCTGCAAGCCAATTCCTTCAAGCGACAGGCTGGGATATTGGCCGAGTGCAACAGTGGTGCAGATAACTAGCCCACAGATCCCGGCGCATACTTCACGTAGCATGCATCCTCCCATCCGAACCGTCCGTTCGAGGCCGATGCAACCCGCGTTCTGCTTGGAGAACGCCCCCAAGCCACAAAGAGAATGACACCCGAGTCCGCCTTGGTCAAGACGAAAGCGGCCGCACCGGCTCGGATATGGGCTCAGGGATCCCAGGGCAGTTCGGGCAGTTCGGGCTGTTCCTGCTCGTCGAGGGCCTCGCGCCGGGCGACGAACAATGTCTGTCACCGGTGACACCGCCCGCACCACCCATGGCGGCCGCCCGCGCTCGCGCCATCGAAGCAGTGCCATTGCAGTGCCAAACGGCTTGCGGTGACAGTCATGTGACGATCATGTGAGCGCTTTTTGGCACTGCAAACGTCACAGTGACGGGGTTGCAGTCCCGTTGTATGCAAGCAAAGTCAGGTGCAACTCGCACCTGGGGCGATTGGGCGTAAGTGCCTGTAATCA